TTCTGAGAGCTGGATATACTCCTGAGGTGCATTGATTATTACATCACATAGTAGATATTTTTCTTGCAAATAGTTCAAAGGTGTGGCATCTAAATTGTATCCAGCATACTCAAGCTCGTCTGTGCATTGTTGGACATGCTCTTTAAGGGTTGCATCTTTGATTTTTATCCATTTTTCTTTTACATCGTAAAGCTGACTATATGCTTTGCTCAATGAAATATCAAGCGGTAACTCTCCAGAGATATATCCTTCCCAAAGCTTTTCCATCAATCTGCTCCAAAAAGATCATCAAAGTTGAAAGGAAATTTATCAGCTTTCTCTTCTGATTTTTCAATTACTTTCTCAATCAATACAATGTCAGCAGAGGATTTTATCATTTTATGCACTTCTATAAAGCACCCAGAATTGTAAGCTCTTTCTAAAAGATCTAATATCTGATTTTGGTTTAGCATTACGTAAATCTCCTAAGCTTCGCTGGCACCATCTCCCTGTGCCTTCCAAGCATTGCTCTAACATCAGGAGTGTTTTGTGCCATTCCACGGGATGGTGCACCTTGGCCATTATTTGCATCGTTTGCTTTTTTAATTTCTTGCTGTATCCTTTCTATGAACCATCGTCGTTGCCAAATCGGTATCATGTAGGACTCACAATAAGTGAAACCCATGTAATACATTAATAGAAAAATTTGCTCTAGAAATATAGGCTTATCACTAGGTGTCAGGCCAAAAAAAGCTAGCGCCTAACGGCATGGAGACCTCTGACTCCTCCATACAATGTGGACACTGGATATGTTGTTTCATTTGAATGCCCGGCTCATTGGCATCCATCGCTTTCCTTAGTGACAAAGAATACTTTGTAGGCATTCTTTGAATAAACATCTGTATCTTTGTTCTATCAGTGATGTCATTGACAGCTACGATTTGTTGTTGGTATCTAGTAGTAATTAGATTGTCAGATTTGAAGCCTTGTTTCTTTTTTCTTTCTTGCATTTGAGTAATTTCTTGTTCATCTTGACCTGTCATGTGCCTGTATCTAATTTTAAGATCAGGATCTTCTTCTCTTCTTTTAGGCATGATTGCTTCGAACACGTTTGACCCTAGCGCGATTGGATCTTCTGATAATCTTGTGAGTGGCAATGCACTTAGATCAAACTCCTGTTTAGATCTCTCCCCACAAGAAGGACACCCTACTTCGATTTTATATTCTGAGCCATAACCTGTAATTCGCAATGAAACCATCACTGCATTTCTGTCTCCTAGAATCATGTCGTTTGGATCAATTCGTTTATCTATCAAGCAAGATTTAATTAGCTCGGTGATAACTGTTCCTTTTTTGATAAGAGCTTTCGACGTCAAAATGTCTTCTTCTCTTGCTGTCATCGCTCGTATTTGGATAGTTTCCTGCATGTGCAATGGGTGATCTGGTGGGTATACTACTCCCCTTGATGGCAATGGAACATTTTCTACTGGGATTTCTAAACCGAACTCATCTCGTAAAACATCACCTCTTTGGCCTTGCCACCCTTGCGCCATTGAACCTTCAGGGGCCTTCCCTCCGGTCAAAACGTCATTATTTTTGCGTTTACTCATATTGTCTCCATAACAAAACTAAGAATTAAATTAACTTAACTATATTTTATGCCGTGTATCACGTTTGTACATCAACATCCTTTAATTATATGAAGTAGAAATAAATAAGGCGCAGAACCTCGAAAGATTCTGCGCCTTTTGCGAACAAGAATGCCTGTATTAGTATTGAAGTACGCAGTTATCGAAACGAAGAGTAAGCGAGATCTCCATTGGAGCCCCATCTTCGTACGAAACATCACCGAATCCTGCATTCGTTAAAAATGCACCTTTGATGTCCCACAATTCAATAACTGTTCCGACAGGGTCGACTAATTTTAGCTGACAATCTCGCTTGTAGAAGTCAGCATATCCTGCACGACCTGACACAGATTCGAAGTGGGTACGTACCCATTCCATCACCTGTTGTGCACCAGAAGGCGCAATAGGATCGTGGAGAGTTACTGCTAGCGTTTCGAAAGAAGCCAAACCTGCAACATAACGTTTGGAATTCATATATGATATTGTTTGTTCTTCGATCGAGATACTCGGGCGAGCAGCTGTCTTGATTAAGAAAGAGTCGATTCCCTCTAGAGCGAAGATCCATCGGTTCTTTCGCTTTGGTTCAAACTTGTTTGGCAACATGTCCTGTACTGATAAAGTTTCTGCCATTTTATTTCTCCTAATAAATTGTATTCATTTAATAACTATTGACGTATTTAGATTTCCGCACCAGCATTTGTCACGACGAAGTCAAGTGATATGAATTCGACAGATCTTGTAGGCTGAAGGAATATCTTTCCTCGGATTGTATTGTTTTCAACATCTTGTTGGGTCGTAGTAGTAGTATCGATAACCACTTTGTATCTATCTAAACCTTGTTGTTGCTGAATACGTCCTAAGATTGGATTAACTAACGCACTGAATCGTGCAAGAGTACTTTCCCTGTTTGGTTCGAAAAGAATGGTGTTAGCCACTGTTCTCACTTTTCTTCTGACATCGATAAGAAGTCGCCTTACGTTCACTCTATCCAAAGCAGACTGAGCTTGCAGCATAGTTTTTTGTCCGAAGATAACGACGGATTCGCCACTGTTAGGGAATGAAGTGATTGGGTTGATGTCAGCATTGTAAAGCACATCCATATTTGGTCTGTTCAAGAAAACAGATGCTTCTATCGTTGAAGTCAAAGCTCCACGAGCAAAACCAGCTGGAGCGTACCAAGGATGAGCAACAGAATCATTCAAGCTCATTGCACCGAGGACAGCTACAGAAGATGGAGCAACCACATTAGTGTTTCCATCTTGCACAACAAGATCAGGGAAATATGTTGCTGCAAACGAAGTATCCAAGTTTCTATTAACTAGAGTTTGGGCTGTGTTTGTAACAGAAGTTTCTTGAGTTGTTGATGTGACAAGATTGAGGTCATGATCGTATGCAGGCATATCCATGATATAGAGAGCATCGAACCTTTCCTCTGTTTTGTCAATAGCGTAATCAGTGATGCCAGCATCTCTCATTCCTGGGATTGCTAATAACTGTATATCTACATCAGATTTTTCTGCAAGAATGTCAATCGCTTTTCTAAAGCCTGCTGTTGTTGGTCCATCTGGACCTCCAAGAGTGGAAGATGTATTCGATGACATTTCACGGAAGGCTGCAAGATTGCTCATATCAGACTTGTCTTTGTCGAAGATGTCTAATCCGTCAAACCCACCTTGCATTGGCACAGTGAACTTATAGAACCTTTTAGAAGCAGATTCTGCAAAGTCTTTTGCAACGTCTAGATAACGATAGTGGTTCGCTGCGTCTTTATGTTTGTCATTTTCACCAGATCCAGTTTCAACAGACTCCCAAAGTGATGCACCATCCGGTTGATAGAAGTCAGCATTTCCGTCCCTAACATAGATCGCTTCGTGCCACATTTTAGGATCAACTGCATTAGCAGTATCACTGTTTTTGCAGCGCACCAAGATTCTCTCTAGTGAGAAGAAGTTGTTATTGTATGTATCAGCATTCAAATCTGCAGATCCTGAGCCTTGTGCAGCATTTCTATTGTCTCCTACCCATTGAGGATACTCACCAACAGTTGGAAAATGCTTTGTAAGATTCTCAGCTAAAGAAGTAATGCCTGTTCCTCGGTTTCTCTCGTTTCTATCTCGAACATTCTGGATTTGAAGGCCCCAGTAGAATCGAGGATCTACAACTTTGGTATTTCCTTGACCGATAGAGACACTTTGTCTAAATGGTAGTGGAGGCTCTTTTAATTCAATAGCTCCAGCGACGTATGAAGCACCAGCGTCACCGGCAAGAGAATCTCCATTGAGTACTAAGTGATGTTTTCCAGCAAATGCGATTGGTAATGCAGTTGCTTCCATTGCGCCAGACTCAACTTGGTCTACAACTTGTACTCTCACATATTGAGATTTATTTGGATACAAGCCTTCTGTGACTAGCTTTTGCTTGCCCGGGTTCTTTTCAAATTCGTAGAAAGTGTTTTGGTCACCAATCACTCTTGCAATGTAACGATCAGATGAAGGATTTAAGTTCACACCGGAGAAAGATTGAAGAATAACCGGTGCTGAATCTAAATCGTTAACTCTTCGAATTTGTACATCGAACTTTCCGTATGCACTTTTAGGATCAGTTGATTTCTGAATGTTAGCGATAGAGATCTTGACTTGACCTTGGCCAGAAGAACCTGCGTCTAACATATGAAACTTAAAGAGTTTCTTTGGCGCAGTTCCAAGAGTTTGTGACATAATCCAAGGTGTGCTAGCATGCGTGAACTTTTGTTTCCAGTTTTCGTATGTTGGCTGGTAAGTACTGCTAGCTGTTGCCCAATCACCACTATTGTGGTCGTGTGCACCAGGTGTCAAGAAAACAGAATCAGTAGTACCAGTATGGATAGCTAAACCTGCAGGAACATCGTAGTGTGCGTATAGGTAATGTCCACGCTCCTGTATCTTAGTTGGATCAGTATTAAGAACTCTTGGGAAATAGATTGGAGATGTTGGATCGAATGAACCAGTCAAGTGCGCATTGTAGTTTGTAGTGTTAGTGAAACCATTGAGTACCATCTTGAATATGCCAGATGCATCTAAGTCTCCTTTCCTATCACCCTGATCTTTACCTGATGCATATACGCCACCGTATGATGATGCCGGCATATCACTTGAGCCAATATTAGATCCTAGATAAAGCCCTGGAATAACACCTGAAGCGAACATAATCACTCCACGCAAGATATTCTCGGTTGAAGCAGCTGCAATTCCAAGATAGTCTTGATCATTGTTGGCAACTTTCATCTTACACCCAAGGAAGTGTGTTCTTCCCATTGGAGCACCAGGAGAATTTTCTGTGATCGTAACTGTAGGCAACACTTGACCATTTGTGCCAGCTGTGAGGGTTACAGCAACATCAGCACTGGATGCAACTGCTGAAACTCCAGATATTTTATGCATACAAGTTGCAATTGCTGTTGCTGTTGCATTTCCTGCGGCCGGCTGATCAAAATCGGCTGTGTCGTCACCACCAGAAGCAACAACAGTAATCGTGTGATTAACCCCATCCGGTGTACGTACAACGATAGTTGAACCAACTGCTATTTGATCTGTAGCATCCGCTGTAAGCGTCATGGTCGTGTTGACACCGGAAACAGCTGTAACACCAATTGCAGTAGAAGCACTTACAGGAACTTGTGCAGACGCTACAACATCATCTCTGTCGTATGCTTCAACAGTGGTAACCCCTGTAGCTCCGGTGAGCCTTGTGAATGTACCTGCTCCTTCAGCACCCTGAGTAATAGAAACACTATTGGTCGTTGCTGAAGAAGTAAGACCAGTGACTCCATTGATGGCGGCCGCTAATGTAGTTGCAACTGCGTTAGCAGTTCCTTGTGCAGATATATCTACAATGTGAACTGTTTGGAGTACTCCATTGCTTCCTGCTATTGACGAAAAGTCTTTGACAGTATATGTACCGTCTTTTACGACTCTACCCACTGTTGCAGTATTCAGTGATCGTCCTGATTGTGACGACAAGAAAAATACGTGAGCAAGACTGTCCTGCTGGTTCTGAACCACCGCATAATATCCGTCGAAATCATCACGTTCCGTACCTGCGAATGCAGCTGATGGATCATTATCTGCACCATCTTCGACTGTGATTATAACCGCTTCCTCTGCATCATGAGTGACAGCTACTGTACCAGCTTCTGAAACTGTTTTTGTTATTGCATCTGGTACTGCGTCACCTGCATAAGGGTTTGCAAGCAGACCGTAAGCTGCACCATCCGTTTCTTGAGCAGCACCCGCTACATTGTCTTTGTCCCTCATTTTAGATCCAACTACGAATCCTGCATTTGTTGTGACTCCATAAGAGTCAGCTTTTTTTGCATCGCCAACTCCAAGAGTTCTGATAAATATACCGCTCCGAGATGTTCGCATCCATTCGTTCACTGCCATCGCCCCGAAATGCTTGCCTTCTGTTGCACCGAACAGATTTGCAAAGTCATTTACAGTAGCGAAATTCACAGGGACGAAAGCTGGTCCTTTCTGCGAAGTTCCAATAACTCCGGCCGGGATGCCTTGTGGTCGCACAACTCCGGGGGCCGAGAGATCTAACTCTCTCGTGGTTACGCCGGGGCTTCCTATTACTACTTCTGCCATTTTTTAGCTCCTAAATTGTTGTTTATTCGTTATTGATAAGTATCTTACTCGAAAGAAACTCCAGCATTTGTTACGATGAAGTCAATCGCAATAAATTCGATTGTTCTTGTCGGTATCAGTACGATCTTACCATTTAATTTATTTTCTTCTGCGTCCTGAGGCGTATTATTTGTATCATCGCAGATCACTCGGAATTTTTCAATTCCCGCTTGTGCTTGAATTAACGCCAACCTTGGTTGGACCAGATTTACAAAACGTGCACGGGTTTGAGCGTTATTCATCTCGAACAGCACAACATTCGCAACTTCGCTCACTTGTCGCTTAACTTCAAGCAACAGTCTTCTTACATTGACTCTATCCAACGCTGATTGATTGATCTGCATTGTTTTCTGGCCAAAGATCACAAAACCGCCGTTAGGGAAGTTTGCGATTGGATTAATTCGTCTTTCATACAAATCGTCTCTATCACTTACTGAAAGTCTAGTTCTTACGTTCTCTACGAAGTCGAGAGCACCTCTATTAAAACCAGCAGGTGCGAACCAAGGATAACTTACGTTGTCGTTATAGCTTAACGCTCCAATCGCCGCTACGGATGCAGGAACAAGTACTCTTCGATTGTTGATCGGATCAGTGATGAATACATCTGGGAAGTATGAAGCAACGTAGTTGTTGTTAATAGCTCTTCCTTCTAAAGAATTAGCTGTATATTCAACATCTGGACGAGATCCAGTATCAAAGATTCGAATCTGATCGCCATTGTAGTTTGGAATATCCATCACATACATTGCCATAGAGTAATCTCTCACTAAGCCTGCAGCAAAGTCAGTCACGTAAGGATCTCTAACTCCTGGGATTGTAAGAATGTTATGCTTTACAGCCATTGGGTCTGTCATGATCTTGATTGATTGTCGGTACGAAGATATTACGTTGTTGTCTTTGCCCAAGCCGCTCATGATCAATGATGCTGAATCACCGTCTTTAGTTCCTTGTAGTCCTAAGCCGCCAGTTGTAAGTGCAGCTTTTCCACCAGACTCAGTTGAAGCTGATTTATCATTTAAGTCTTCTATGTCACCATCAAGAACATTGAGGCCGTCCCATCCACCGTGGAATACATTGGTGAATTTCATATACTTAGAAAACTTATTGAAGTTGTTGGCCCTGTGGTCATGTATAATAGATGCAAAAGTAGGTCGATTTCCGTAGTTGGAAGTATCGAATCTATCTGCTATCGTATAGTCGCTCGGATCAGGAGTACCGTTTCTAATATAGCATGCACTTTTCATAAGTGCAGTAGAAGAACCAAAGTTAGTTGCATCGTCGTATATTGAAGGTGTTGGATTTGCTGTTGTTGCGGCTGGTTTAGTCAAGTCAGTAGTGTCAACTCCGAAAGCAACTCGTGCCAATGTGAACTTATTGTCATTAAAGTCATCAGCGCCTGTTTGTGAAGCAGTTCCCCAAGTTCCAGATGTCTTTGTTCCAATGTCGACTGTTCCGCCAGGGATGCCTTGGAACTTAGTGTACGCTTTTACCAAATCAGACGACAGCCCAGAGAGATTTGGCTGTAGTAGTCCGTTTGATGCTACAGTATTGTCGACAATTCGAGTAGTCTTAACTCCAAAGTAGATTCTTGCATCAGATCTTTCATTGTCTCCGGCATCTCCTAAGAAAGAATAGCCTTCACTTTTTATCAGGCCTTTTGTAGCCTTGAAAACATAAGGCATCGGCGGCAGATATGCTGCTCCAGCCGTTGCATTTGCAAGGTGGCCATAAATATTCGTTACGGGTATACCGTGGAAGCCAAACGGAACCGCTTCTTTAGGAACTTCCCCCCGATATACAGCATCGTTCATCACGACTCTAATATTAAGCGATTGATTTGGATAGCGACCAGAAATAACTAGTCTTCTTTCATCTTCAAGATCTGCATCAAAGTCGAAGATAACTTTTTTATCTCCAATTTTTCTAGCGATAAAGCTTTCTGAAGCTGGATCTAAACTACACTCTACGAAAGTCTCTAAGATTTGTGGTTGGAAATCAGAATCAGCAAACTTTCGAACTTGAACGTTGAATGTTCCGTATGGGTAATTTGGATCAGTTGATTTCTTTATGTTAGAAATACTGACTTTAAATTCGTTATTTGCAACAGCACCATCTGACATGCACTCGAAGTGGAATAAGTCGTATTCTACATTTCCAAAAGGTTGTGAGATGAATGCAGTAGTTTTCGGGGCTTGATACCTCGCATTGAACCAGCCGAAAACATCTCTCCACTTGACTCCAGAGAAACTAGAAGTGAAAGTGTCTGAAAGGCCAGTATCGTTGTCAGCCCCTCTAGATAAATACACGTTGTTTTCGCCAGCGCCGGTGGCTACAGGTGCTAATTCATGCTCGATTGCAAAGTCTAACCAAAGGATATGTCCTTCTTCTTGAAACTTCTTTGGATCTGTATTCAACACTTTACCGATGTAGTTTACATTGTCAGGATCTAAAGATACCGTGAAGATCTTGTTTGGTCTAGAATCTGAGGCAAAGGTAGTAGAAGCGTCATTGCCGAAAGAAGATAGTTCTGCAGCTGTTCCATCTCCAAGTACCAACTTCATCTTGAATTCGTTTGAACTATTAACGTTAGTAGCGCAACCGAGGTTGTCGTTGTAGGTAGTAGTCTGATCATGAGCTAATAACTGAAAGAATGATCCAGAAGCATTTAAGATCATTGCTCTACAAACATTTATCTCATCGACTGTTGGAGTGCCAGTTCCTTCAGATGTCGTACTTGACCAAGTTTGGTTGTCTGTAAAGATTGGAAAACCAATATCTGAGTTTGCAGATATAACATGGTTCGCAGTCAAGAACTGGGTGGCTCCTATGTATTTACTGTCTGTTTGTGATCCTTTGTCGATCGCTTTGAAACCAGCATTTTTAGCAGATCCATACTGTCTTGTTTTTGTAAAGTCTGCAGATGTAGAGTTTGCTCCAGCTCCGAGGACTCTCATGAAAGTTACAGATTGTCTATTCTTTAGCCATTCTCTTACAGCGTATGGTGCAAACTTTTCTGGAGTTAGAGTTCCAAATCTATTTTCAAAGTCTGTGAATGTACCTAATGTCAATGGTACGAACGCGGGTCCCATTTGGGCCGCTCCTATGATACCAGCTGGTACCCCAGTCGGTTCCTGCTTTTCTGCTGTCAACTCGATTTCTTGCTCGAAGAAGCCGGGTGATTTGAATGTGTTTTCAGCCATTATAGGTCTCCTTATTATAATTCTGTTGATAATTATGTCGTTATTGGGTCAAAGTTTCAATTATTATGTACACTGCTTCGCCCTTCGCTAAATTTTTCGCTTTCACCGTAGCTTTTGAAGGCTTTCCAGTGAATGGGTCTGTCAATCGTACGGTTTCTTGGGGGGTAGGTAAGTTCGTGCCAACATTCGCTAGCATTTTCCTTCCATTTTTGTCACTAGTAGCTAACATACCTCCAACATTAACAGCATAGTCTGATCCGACTGTGCTTACTTGTGCTACGCCTCTGCCTGGGATTGGCAGATTGTTTTCATCGAAATCTTCAAACACATAGTCTTCAGGGTTTCCAGACGGAATGTTCGATGACGGCACGGCAGGAGGTACTTCTGCCGATGTTTCAAACTGGACTTTTGGTGCACTGACATATCTTCGAAAAGGCGTGGGCGCACCTGGGTATTGAGGATTGATAATGTATCCAGTCACCTCTACAGTTACTGACGTTTTGATAACCCTTTCGTCATCTACGTAAGAGTCAAAGTTGTTAGAATCAGAAAGACCTGATTCAACTCTTGCCACGAACCAATACCCTTTTGGCGACTCAATCCTGAAAGATCTTGCCGTTTGATTATTATATGACGTGATGAACGCTTCTATAATATTGTTCATCTGTTGCAAGTATTGTGCCCAGAATGTTATCTCATACGTCGCAGTGAAGAATCTAGGATTTGGCATAGAAATCACTTCATATACGTTCTTACTAGTAAGAGCTAAAGATAAATTGCTCCCTGTAGCTGAATTCACCGTATTGCCTTGATTGCGCAAGCCGTTTTGATTTGTTAGTCTTTTATATTCTCTGTCTTCAGGAGCTAATCTTTTCTTTAGCGTCACTGTACCCGTACCAGTTGATATTGCTTTTTCTGCACTCTGGTCGATGCCATTTCTTAAAATAGACACCAAAGGTAAAATTAAAGCACCCTGTCTATCTCGCAGAGGTTCTTTCTTTCGCAACAACAAAGCTCTTTCTCCGCCGGCGAAGACACACGGGATGCGAGTCATTTCGCCACTCTTTTCAAAATATAGAGGTAAATCTTTATTGAAAAGATCAAAGACAGCACGATCGACATCTTCGATACCACAAGGAGGGATTTCAAAATTTTGTGGTATATCAATCGCTTCGAAGCCAGTTTCTATACCACCTGTTTCAAAGCCAGTTTTGAACGTTTTTTCTGCATCTGTTTGATTAATTCTTAATTTAGTGCTCATGTATCATCTCCGTAGAAAGATGAAGATACACTATCTTTTTTCACCTGTTGTTGCACATGTGTGGTACTATCGACTTTGCCTTGTTGGACAAGTGCACGACTGTCACCTGAAGATGCATCGCCTCGTTGTTGCACAAAGTTTTCTCTAATAGCATCTGGGTCTGTGTATATTTCTTCTGTTGGGCCGTGAGGCTTGACATCGATTTGACCTTTTCTTGCTTGTTTCGCTTTGATGACGAACCCAGAGATATGTTCAACTTGCCCGTAGATAACCTTATCGTAAGTAATAGAAGTTATCTCAAAGAAGTTGTCGCCGTGAGAGAAGTAATCTCCTGTGCCCAGTTTAATACCTCGATCTAGCATGTCTCGATAGTGTATATAGACTTCTGTTGTGTAAATGCCTTCTACACCAAATCGGTCAGTTCTAACTTCCTTTGGGTTCCACTGAACTCTAGCATCAATTTCAACTGGAGGGTTGAACACTTTTTCTGGCGCCTCTAAATAAATGTCGTGTACTTCTGAAACATCTTCTCTAACTTTGTAATAGTAAATGACGTCACCAATGATGTCTTTTACAATCTCTTTATTGATGTCGGCTATGAAATCAATTTCTCTGGGTGTTATGAATAATCTCGCCATTGTTAGTCTCCTATCCTATAGTGATGACTCTGCCTAACGGAATAGGAACTGCCTTTAATATTGTCTGCATATTACTAACTTCGGCTGCTTGGCCTTCTAATAACTTGTCGTAAGTTAATGAATCTAGCATTTCTCTTAAACTAGTTATTAGTTTCTCTTTTTCTCCTTGTGCCTGCGACAGGAGATCGCCCCCATTCAGTTGCAAATCACCATTCGGTATAGGAATCGACCCAAATTTTGATCGCACTAGGCCGAGCACTTCCTTGCTTAATGCGAAAGTATACTGCCTGATCCATTGTCGACCCATCGAATTAATATTGGCATACGTGATGTTATTGAAAGGCACATTGTGCATTCCAGATACGCCATCAATGGAACTATCTGATATGTCTGGCACCAAACCGTCTGTTGCTGGACCAAACCTGACAAATAATTTTTTCCCATCGTTGGTAACTGATGGACGAGGGAATATACGAAGATTTTTCCCAATCAATTCATACGAATAATTAGATCTTCTTACACGATTCGATATATCCATCTGTTGCGCACGAAGTAGATCTTCAAACACGGGCAAAACGTAAAATACGGTTTCCGGAGTGAATGATTCGAAGGCAAACTCGTTATTCAAGTAGTTAATCGCTGACGTCGTATCAAAGAAACGATACGCTGCTTGAGGGGAGTAGTGGCATACTTCGAAGATACGAAGTTTTTGATTGGCAAAATCTGTACCAGCTGTTCCTTCTGATCCATCTGCCTTCGTATACTTGAGATCTGTGTAGATGTCGTAATCTTGCACTCCATCTTCTAATGATATTGACCCAGAATAAATATTGTAAGAGCCACCCAAAGCCGCGTGAGATGCATAAGGCTCTGCTTTCCTTATCAAGTATTCTAAAGTCTCTCTAGGAAACTTACCTTCAGCTCCGCTCGGGCCGCCATTGACAACGCCCTCTTCATTAGTGGGTATATTAAGGCTATTTCCTAATAAGTTCCCCAACTGTGACTTGGTCTGATACTCATTGATAATTCTGCCATATTCCAATGTCGCTTCTTCGAAAGACATCCAAACTTGTTTGCTTGTAAGTTCGACACTTAATATATCATCACCTAACTTTCTCTTAACAAACGTGACCATCGCATTTGCATCGATGACAAAATCTTTCTCTTCGTCAAAGACAGCAAAAGGAGTCGGATTGGTTGTGCTTTGAAACGAAGCCATCGCCTGTTCTCCTATTATGGGTTCACTCTATAAGTATGATGTAAAACTCTCCTCATTCCTTCGGTCACAAAATGTGATGCGGGAGATGGGCCGCTATAAGCAGCGCCACTCCCGCAATTGTGCGAAAAAATATATTTTCGATTTTTTTTGTACCTAGAAATTACGAAGTATACGCTAAAACTTACGAACCATTGTTCCTAGAGGTTTACTGTCTAGGCTTTGCATTTCTGCTTTTCATTCTTCGAAATACATAAGAATAAATCTCTTCAAAATCTAATTTACCATCGCTATTTGTGTCTGCTTTTTCTTTCCAAGACTTTGCTTTTTCTTTAAGCTCTTGCATTTCTGCACCAATCTTAGACTTTGCATCATCTAAGTCACTTTTTACTTGAGCGAGTGCACTAACTGAGGCTAAGACTCCGCTGAGCTTGCTTTCTAAGTCTGCTACTTTCTTTTCCAAAGCTTCGATTTTGGCATCGCACTTAGCGCAATCATCCGAACTTGCTTTGGGTGCAGCTTTAGAAGATGCTGCCTTTTTTGAAACTGCCATAATAGTTCTCCTTTGATAAGAATTGTTTCATCGTATCTAATTATAGTCTTCCACGAGTTTTTGTAAAGAAAACCGCCGACCTCAATCAAGAGGAAGGCGGCTTGTGTTTGATATAGTGTGCTTATGTTAGCTATTATGCAACAGCTACGCTATAACCACCTTTGATAATCCACTGAATACCATCCCACATACAAACAAGAGAAGCAACATTAGAAGTTACCCCTGTAAATGTTGCTGTTGTACCACCTTGGCCAGTTAAACCACCAACGACAGCTGCAGCGCCTACATCACCAGAGACTGCAGTTTTTTGGATTTTCCCAGTCATTGTGTGAGTTTCACTGTTGTCCAAAGACATGATAATCGTAACTTCTTGACCTCGATCAGAACCATCAGGAAGTATGTAAGCATCTTCTCCAGTCATTTGATCTAGTCCATCCATATCGATGTAATTCACGCCATAAGCATTTAAAGTGTAACTGTTATGAGAACCAAGCCCTGCGTTGTTGACAGTTATTGCAGAAGTCTCCATATTCCCCACGTGAGCAGCTGCTTTTGGAACATAAGGAGCCTCAGCATCATAAGAAGCAGTTCCATCACTGTTGTCAGTCATAGTCCCACCAAGAGCAGCATTTACTGCAGTTTTGATAAGATCGACAACATCATTTGCAGACGTGACTGAATTAGTTTCGATTGTAACATACGCGTCAATTTGTCCAGTAAAACCAGCAGCTGCCACTGCAGCTGCAGTTGGCTGTGTAGCCGGAGTTGACTCTGCAGAATCTGTGAACCAGAACACTTTGGTTTGAAGTCTGTCACTCAGGACAAAGAAAGCTCCATCTGTGTTGTTTCCTGCTGCAGTACCAGAACCTGTACCACCTTGATTGAACCCATCAAAATCGATACAATATGTGGCCATACTTGTTTGGGTGGGAATAATAGATGTACCCCCTACTTCGAATCCACTTCCGGACTCTTGATACAAACCTTTTGTGGCTGTATATACTACTTTTGGCATAATTTTTCTCCTATTTAATGTTTGAGATTACTTGTCCACATGATTCCCTAGCTAGCGTGTGGGGTCCGCCTTATGTCCATGCTAGGGGCTTATCCATACATATGTTGGATACTTTGGTATTATATTAAGAGAAATCGATTTGTTCATAAAAATATTGCTCGAATTATATCGACTTTTTCGTGTATACCTACGGCTCACGATAAGTTTCTCGAAATCTCACAAAGAAAAAGGGTCGCACAAAGTGCGACCCCTCGAATTATCATTCTATCCGAAGATTAGATGATGTTCATATCCATACAAGTTACTGTACCGTAGAAGTCAGATCGAACCATCTTCTTTCCGTAACGAGTCATAACACCTTTTCTTGGGGTGAAGTCCTCTGGAGCGAAGATTGTAGGAGTAACAATCAATGGAACATATGGAGCATAGACGTATCCAGTCTCGAGGTATGAACCACCTTTGTATCCGACAAGTACTTTGTTACGTGGGAAGTAAGGATCTTTGTAAACAGTGAATCTGTTAGAAAGATTTCCAATCTTCTCAGCACCGATTGAAAGTGCAGAAGCTTGTCCTTCACCATCGATAGAGTAAGAAGGCTTGTACATAACGCTTGACTCAAAGATTGTAGCAACATCTGGGCCGATAACGATAAAGTTCGCAGAACCACGAAGGGTTTTTCTGTGAATGATGTTAGCAGCATCGATGATGGTTTCAACAAGAGTTTCGTACCAATCACGAACTGTACCAGTGAACTGAGGTCCTGGGCGCAATGAAGAGTTGCGAGCAACTTCAACACCGGTAAGCTTGTTGACAAACTTTCCAGGAGCACGTGACCAGTAAAGGTTAGCGCCGTTAGCTTGAGTAAGAAGGTCATTAAGAACTTCACGATCCAATTCAAGAGCAATTTGCTCAGAAAGGATTTGAGTCAATTCAACTTCAGCATCAAGCGAGTGGTAAGCGTTAAGATCTTGAGCAAGCTCTGGAGACCACTTAGCTTTCAACTTACGAGAAACAGCTGTTACAGCAAGAGATTCGATTTTGATGTCGATTTCTGGAATAACAGGAGAAGCATCTGGATCAGATCCATCTTTTCCTGTAGCTTCGAAAGAAGGAATTGTAAGAGTTGCACCGTTAGAATCAGATGTATCCAATTTAGAAGCAACTGGGTAAGAAATAGCCCAAGCAACAGTTGAACCATCAGCATCTAAGTCTGCAGTACCAGACCCTGCGATGAATGGGAACAAGATGAAAGCTCCACCCAATGGATTAACAGTTACCTTACCACCAGAAGCAATGTCAACTCGCTTAGTATGTCTACGAAGCGACTTAAGATTTGTTCCTGACTGTAAAGAAGCAGGAATAGTATCAAGTGCAGCAGAACCGGTTGATGCAACTGCATTACTTCCACCAGTGATGGCTGTTGTGTCAGGAGCAACAACTACGAAATCGTTGATCATTGTAAAATCAGGTGCTAAACCAGAGTTTGGTGAAAGAGTACTGACAGCTGAGACACTTGATTGAAGTGCACTCACAGCACAGATAGCGAACTGAAGGGTAGAACCACTGTTGTCTGAAAGATACGAAGCAATTTCCGCATCAAAGTCAACAAGACGACCAACAGCACCTGTCAAAGATGTGTGACCTTCAGTTGAAGAAAGAGTTGGGTGTCCACTTAGTTCGTCAGCAATACCAGCAGTAGTGATTGAAACAACACCAGACCTGTCATACTCTCAGGAGCAGTGCTTAATTGTTGAATTACAACTGCGTAATCGTGTCGTCTAGAGTAACCAGAGCCAAGAAGATCGTATTGACCGCCTTTTCCAAGAGATCCAGATTGGATACCTTTACCGCTAGGGTTGTTATAGATAGAATCGCCAGCTTCGTATGTAGAAGATACAGAACCATCAGAAGAAGATGCTCCATCACCGTCAAGACCGCCAACATCGTTACCGTAAGTGTAATCGAGGTAGAATAGAAGTCCAGAAGGAAGGCTCATTGGTTGGATAGAAACAAGTTCGTTAGCAACCAATCCACCGAATACACGACGAACGATTGGGAATGCAACATTGGAGAATCCTCGAATGTCACCAGCTCCACCGGAAGATGTTCCAAGTGAGTTAGTTTCTCTAAGTAATTGAGCAGCTTGGTTTTCAAGCATAACTGCCATGTTTTCGCGACTATAACCATTAAGGCCACGAAGAAGACCGGTTCGGTTCCACTTTTCAGTCAATCGTTGATGCTGAGCACCCATGTGACGCTGGCGGATTCCTTCGGTCAAAGTTTTCATTGTAAAAGACATTTGTCTCTCCTTTTAAATTTTGAAATTAAGGTTTATTTTTTGATACCAGCAAGAACAGCCCAACGATCCAACTCAACTCCATTTCCGCGAGCTGCCTGGCCCGACTGAAGTGATCTGTTAGAATAAGAAGTTCTTGATTCATTGATTGTAGCTTTCGCTTTCTTGCTTTCATTAAGCTTACGCTTATTCAAAGACTCGTTCAATGAGGTGAAAAGCAACTTGGCTTCGCGTTGAGTCTTGGCATTGTCCATCGCCTCGATAATAGCACGCTGCTGCTTGTTGTTTAGATCATGCTGTTGCATCAATTTGGTTACATACAACAATTTTGCATTGAATAAATTAGATTCTTTAAGTTCTGCTTTTGCAGCATGAGCCTTGCGAGCAATTACATTAGCTTTACGCTTTGTTTCTGCAAGGACTCTTTTTGTTCGACGATGCTTACGAGCTTCCATAACTGCACCGCTCTTGATTGATCCACCGCCAAAAGCAGAAGCTTTAGCTTTAGCAGATCCCATTTTCTTAGAAGGAGCAGGTGATTGACCTAATTCTTCTGCAAGCGCATTAAGGAGTGTATTCTCATCAACTTCAACGAACATATCCTTTCCAGCTTTTCCGCCACCGAAAGAAGAAGCCATTGCTTTTGCTTCGCCTTCACGTAATTGTCTGCGTCTGCGTGCTCTTGCAATTCTTCGTCTGCGAGTTTCATTAACTCGTCTAGAAGAACGATTTGTTTGTCGTCTTCTCTTTGTAGACCTTAAAGCTCTTCGAAGCATTGCTTCATTAACTTCGACAACTTCGTCGCCCATTTCATCGGATTCGCATTGATCGAGCTCATCAGATTCGTCGCCCATTGACTCATAAGTTTCATCACCCATTTCGTCAGACTCACCTAAGTCTACGTCGTCGTCTCCGTCATCGGCATCATCGTCATCCATATCCAAGTCGAGGTCATCATCATCGTCATCGTCGTCTGAACCAGCATCTGAAAGTGTACCCGGATCTAATCCTAGTGCATCTTCGAGAGCAGAAGCATCTACTTCAATTTTTCCACCGCTTTCTTCTCCGGCATCGGCGTCGCCATCATCACTGTCATCGAAATCCATATCATCGAATTCCACGTCGCTGCCGCCCTCAGGTTCTCCACCTTCGAACAACCAGCTATTTCTACGTCTTCTCATATCATTACTCTCCTTTAAGATAACTGATAGGTTTTTTGCCAGTCGTTTGTTCTGGCTGTTTTCTGTAATTATAAGGGCACGTCGTAAAATCCTCAATTGTTTGCGTATTTTTTTACGCTGAGGGTTTGATTTTGCCTCACTTAATGCTTTAACTAAACGAATAGCTCGTCTCTGCAACTTTTTATTTTTTGCTTCGACGGTTATATTCACATGAACTGATTTGTTTTGTGACTCATCTTCGATGGAAGCATCATCATCGTCGTCTGGTATCACTTCAATAGATGCAAGCCCATCCGAGTCAACACTCATAGGTTCTTCCATCGTTTCCATTGGTTCTAATTCCGGCTCCGGCATTGGCTCTTCATCATCTAGTAGATCCAGTGCATCGGGTGTATCAAGAAGACTTGATTCTAGAGCATCGTCTAGTAAATCGTCTCCTCCTTCTGCTATTTGCCTTTCAATTAAATTTCTTAGCTTTGGAGTAACCGCTTCAATAATACGATTTTTAGCGCTCTGCTCCGCAGTTTCTCTTAATTTACGGGCATCGGCAATGGCGTCTTTATATAAACTACTCATCTATGGTACTCCCTGTCGTTAATATAATTAAACTTAAACTTCACTTGTTAATTATCAGCTTTGTTTGCGATTATTCCTTCTTTTTCCGAGGTATCGCTTTTTTCTCGATTTCATCCCGCGAGTTTGTGGAAATGATTTCTCTTTAAGCTCTTTCTGAATGCCGGATAATTTCCATTTTTTCATAAACTTCTTAATTAAAATCAGATTCTGTTCCTCGTTAGACTTCTTGTTAGCTAATCTTGGATTTCTTTTTACAGAAAAGTTGCAGCCTTTGCTCATAGTTCCCTCAATAATATTAGGCGTATACATTCTCTTAGGGCATCTTCTTCATCTTGTGCGATGTCCTCTAAAGTGTAATTATACTCGTTTTCAGAATCTGTATCAATTTCTTTATAGACGGGATTACTCCATCCCCAGCGATCCCCTGTATCCATTGTCGCTGACATCGTACTTCCATCACCTCTAGCAGTACCAACCCTAGTTCCGCCTACAGCTGATTGTCCACGATTTTTATGCATTGTCGGGAAAGGAACCATCGAATTTTTTGCAAAGGTTTCACCGATGTGTGCTGGACCAGAGAGGGTCGTGTTTGAGCCCGCAAAAGAAAAGGGGTCGTAATGTCCTCCAGCATGGTCGTAACCAGACGGAGGAGTCATACGATCCCAAATTGCTTCTTCTTCGTCTTCGTCGACGAAGGTTTCAACATGATCTAGATCTTCATCTTGATCTCTATAAGGGTAAGAATGATTGCCAAGTTGTTTTTCGATATGATACTTCGGGTTTAGACGACCATATCCCAAGTCGTTTCTAGAATCACCATGCGAAGCAGGAAATCCACCACCCCCTATCGAAACTTTTGACTGTTGCATAACTAGCTTGATCTATTTGATGGTAGATCCCCAATCTTTTGGGTTGAGATAGCAGCTGCTGAAGCTTTCGGAGAAAGCTGTGATCCAACACCGTTGCCCCAATTGTCTGCAGGTGTGCTACCATATCCGTCTGGCGCAGCAGGCATTGACCCAGGATTATTGACTCCATCTGCTGGCGAACTTGGATTTGGTACCCATGCAGAAGCAGGCAATCCACCAGCTCCGATTTCTACATCTCCATAATCTGGCGCATCAGTATAGTCTCTATTATATGTACCAAACGTATGCCCCATATCGTTCACTTCACCATCAAGTAGCAATGCTTGTCCCATTGCTTTGACTTGTTCTTTGGTGTAGTCATTATGATAAGGCGCTGTAGAAAACATTGTTTTCAGGGCAGCTCTATTAGCTTTTGACCCACTAGCTGTTTGGTTTTCATCTGGTTCAACGGTAATTTGTGAATGAGTAGGCATCTAGGTTCTCCTATTTAAGTTGGCGAAGGATTTTCTTCTTCGCAAGATTTTTATTTCTACGAACTTTGCGTGCTTCTCTAACTAATTTATTGTACTGTCGCCTCATACGAGCTTCTTTAATTTCCATAGCCTTATACATGTCGATGTCTTGCTCTAATGTATCAGCCATTTCGTCAGCATCAACTTCTTCAGCTTTTGCAGATTCAGTATCTTCAAGCTCACCAGTTAGCTTTGCAGCCTCTTCTTTGATGAGAGCTCTAAGAGCTGACGCAGTTAATTTTTTTGCAGATCGTTGTTTGCGATTTCTACGTGTTTTCTTTTTCATGAAAATCTCCTATAAAATATGATCAATTCTAATTATAGATCAACCACAATTAATTACAATTATTCTGTTTCACCAAATGCAATAGAAGCCCAATTTCCAGCGCCTTCGAAAAGATCTCCTACGTTATCGACATTTTCAACAGCGGCTGCAGCATTATCTGCGGGTGGTCTTCTTCTTTCCTTTTGATCTCTAAGCGTTGTTTGGGCAGTATCTGCAAAAATGCCTGCCATCATTGGATCAGTAGTCAATTCGCTGACAGCTGATGTCACAAAATTTTCTTGCAAAGCCTTCGAAGGCTTCTGAGTCTTCTGCTTGACAGCTGCGTGCAGGTCATTTTTAGGAGAAGGACGAGAAGCACGCCTATTCGGTCGACGTGCTTCCCTTATCGGTTCATCCTCTTCATATAATCCTGACTCAGAATCGATACCTTCAAACAGAATCTCTAACAAGCATTCTTTAACTATTTCTTTCAAAACTGAACGTTTAACTTTAGCCATAACCTAACCTTCCTATTATTATGTGACGCCTGTGTAACCAGATATATCTGGGAAATCAGCAGATTTGACATTTGTGAGTCCAGCGGAAACACAAGCAGTCCCCGCTCCCACCATTGTCACTGTGATCGTTGTACACTTAAAGTCAAATCTTGGAGAAATTGTTCCAGCTGGCACAGTGAATGCTGCAGAGCCTCCATTAATCGTAACAACACAATTTTGTCCAATCGCTGAAATACATATCCATTGAGTCACATATCCAAAAGTCGATGTTCCAGAGCTTGAGTCCAGTGAATGTGTTTGAAAAAATGGATAACCAGACACCATATACTCGGCTGTGTTTCCATGATGAGTTATTGGGTGATTCATCGTGCCTCTTGGATGAGGCGTATCAAAATCATCAGCATCATTACTCGCTGGATCCCTATATCTTCTGTCTCTATCGTAATATCCTGCCATTATTCTTTCCTCCACGAAATTATATCATTGAATATTCTATCGATCCTGTCGCTCTTAGTAAAGTGTTGCTTCAGATCGGTTTCATTTATTTCTTTTCCTTCCTTCATCATAAAAGCACCGGGAGTACTTGGTTCTGTTACAAAATCCCAACAGATTAATTGGAAGTCATCTTGTACGACTTGATAGTCGCCCTCTTTTCTAGTGCTTCCAACGCCTCTAGACGAGATCCCCAATGTAACACCCGAATCTACGAGAGACTTTAGGATCTGACCAGAAGGAGTATCTAAGATCTCGACTGACCCGTAACATACATCGCCTTGCATATATGCTTCTCTTACAATGTGCGAAGCATTTTTAAGTTCTACGACTGAAGAATCGGGATGATCGAGCTCTCCAAGAGCTCTGTTTTCTGCAATAAACTTTTGATAGTTTCGTACTTCTCGTTCAAGAATGTCCATCGGATAAACTCGACCGTTCTGATTTAGTGTGTTCGCTTTCTGCAGAATACCTCGCATAATATATCGACCACCGTTGTCTGCAGCTTCTTTCAGGGTAGTAGCTTTATCGTATTCCCACGCAGACCATTCTGTTATTAATTTAAGTGCGCTCATATTATTTTCTCCGCAGCTCTTCAGACAGGTCACACAATGTCAGGAAACGAGTCATTGTATTATCGTCAAGAGTATTTATGTCTAAAGAATTTATATCTTTCTTAACTTCGTTAATTTTGTTTGCAACGTGATTGTTGTCACAATCTAATTCGTACTCAACAAGATCTCTGATAACTGTCTCTTTAATTCTTTTCAGCATATTCTTGAAGCCCGTTGAATTTCCGTTCTCAGCGAAAACATACTGCTTGATAAGCATTTGCTGAACTTCGGTCAGAGATTTTCCATATTTATCATTGTATTTTTCAGTCATGACTTTGACAACTAAATTATCTACTTCCTTGTCGTGCTCTTTCAGCAAGCTAGGATCTTGCTTTGGACTCAACAAGATGCTATGTACTTTACTTTCAAACAACGTAACCCGATTGAAATCAGCTTTATTCCAAAGTCTCCAATCATTCAAAAGAGTTTGAACTGTTGCAAAATTTGTATAATTTTTAACTTTTTGGGAATAGAAATTCTTACCAAAGGAATGATTTATTTCTTTGATCATTCTAGATTTTTCACGTTCTAGTCTTTGCACGTTATGGGTTCTTGCTGCTTTTTTAGCTTCTTCTAGAATTTTAGTTGCAAGTGATCCATCTTTGATGTGTGGTTCAACTATTGCCTTGAATAATCTGTGCTCTTTATATATTTCTGTGCCCTCTTTATAGAACCGCTTTATTATTGTTTGTGCACGGGTTGTAATTGCTTGGTTATTTTCTACAATGCCTCTCGCTGTTGCTGCAAGGAGTTGCTCGTAGATAATCCCGACATTTCTTTTTTTGTTGTGGGACCTATTCGTCATCGTCATTCTCCAATTCAAAATCGAGATCAAATGATTCCTCGATCAATGTTTCATAATTATTGTTTTCTGTCATTAACCTTCGTATGCCTAACTTGGAATTCATTTTCTCTAACATTTTCTGTGTATCAAACGACATTGATGGTTGTATCGTTTGAGGTATAATATCTTTGATGCCGCTATCCATGCCAGCAATTACATCCGCGAGTTTTTGGTGGCTAGACTCCATCTGCTTTCTCTTACCCCAGTTTCTAATCCAGCTCGCATCGTATGGATCATTCATTGTATCTTGTGGTCTGTCATTGCTTAACATAGATTTGAAATTAGGCATGTTTAGTTCTTCGGCGCCGTATCTAACAGCTCCATCATTCTGTTGCTTGAGTTTATTCCCAAAAACACCTTTGGTCGTTTCATCTGCTTTGATTGAACCATCTCCGACAACAGATGATATTCTTTCTAGATCTATATATTCTTCATCTTCATCGTCGTCTTCTAAGAGGTCTGCTTCACCTAACTGAGGAGTTATCAGATCATTATCTCCATCTAAGATTTGACCTTGAGGTGCATCGACGTCAAATAGGCCGCCTCCGCCAGCATCGTCTCCTCCACCACCTCCGTCATCGCCATCACCACCGGCGCCTTCTACTTCAGCAGCTTCTAATTTTTCTCTAATAAAATCAGATTGGATTTGTTCAATCGTATCTTTATTGAAACCAAAGATGTTTTGATAGATCCACGTTTTAGATACCATGCCTTCGGGAGCAGCACTGGCAATTGAAAACTTTTGTTCAACCAAAGCCAATTTCTGCTGCTGTGCTAATGACGATGGATTCGACAAAGATAAAGAAAAATCTAATATATCCTCACCATCGAAGCCGTGCGCATATAGATGAATCATTGCTAACTTATTTAATTCTGCGATGATTGTTTTCTGAATACGAGCAATAGATCGACTGAATCGAATATCTTCTTGAGCTAATGTAGCTTTCGAACCTACTTCTTCATCGTAACCTAGATATGCTTTCGGTATCTTAAGGGCAGCAAATAGTTTCTTCTGTATATATTCAACATCCTCTATCGCACTAGTATTTTGGCCGCCAGAGAGTGAGTCTATACGTGTCCCTGTATCACCACCTCTAACCGGTATGAAATAATCTTCATCGACTGCCATAGGATTGTATCGTAAGTCTACGTTTCCTTTTTGGCCACCTACAACTTTATTGACTTTCAAAGAATTCTTGGCCTGCTCTACATAGTTTGCAACATCTTCGGGAGGAACGTTACCCACATCGATATAGAACACCCTTCTTTCAGGCGAACGTATAACACGATATACCATCATTGCATCTTCGATTAGAATTAACTGTCGCCATATTCTACGTGCTGCTTCTAACACAGAAGAACCATACGGCAAGAATGCATCATTGCCCAAGAGTCGAAAGTGTGACACTTGCCAATTTTCTAATATTGTATTGCCTTGACTAATCCATCTGAATCTTACTGCGCTTGGATCATTAGAATCGTATCCTTCTTCTCTTTCCATCTCTGTGATGGGAACGGGATACGCATTGATAACACCAAATTCGGGAGATATATCATTAAATAAGAAAAAGTCTCCGTATTTACAGAGATTTCGTGTCCACATCACCATATTGAAATTGATGTTCAAAGTATCATAGAATAGGGTCTCTAATAGCTCTTTTACTTTTCGATTGTTTGAATGGATGTGTAATACTCTTCCTTCGGCGTCTTGGGAACAGGACTCTTCTGCGTAGATGTCCAAGGCGCTAGCAATTTCGGGGGTAGATTCCATCTCAGAAAAATCACTATACCGAGCCATGCGGTCAAAAGTCCCATAAGCAGAAAGAGTGCTATTGTACACATCTGAATGAGCTTTTTTGAAAAGCTCAACGGCGCTAGAAGCATTCTTTTCAGCCTTCGTATAGTTCTTAACCTTGCGTTTGATGCTAGGTCCGGATCGAAACAGTTTCGTAAGTCTCTGAAACAAGTTGTCTGGTGTTTTTCTTTCTGCCATTCTTTCATACCTCTAACTAACCAATAATTATACGTTAGTCATTATTTTAGCCAATCAAAATCGTTGTGAGGAGATCGAGAACCCGGAAATACAACTCTTTTTCTTTGGTGTTGTATTTTATTCATGTTCTGATCAACTACTGTATCTTCGACCGGCGTTGTGTTGACCGCGAATGCTGCTAGCATTGCTTTATTAATATCTGTACCAGTTTTTGATAATTGGGGAGAGGTATCATAAAGCCAAACACCTATCGCAAGAGCCATGATCAGGTCGTCATTTTGGCCTTTCATTGCTTGTGCTTTTCCATTCTTCCATACGAAGGTTTTAAGCTCTTCATATAACCGACTGGAACGAATTTTCACTTGTTTGGTTCTCAACACTTCTTCCAATTTCGTCAGTATCTGTGCTCGAGTTTTAGAATTAGTCTGAAACCCGATTTTAGCAATGTCTTTATTGCCGTACATGTAATTATATCGATCTCTTTCATTTTGGAAATACATGTTACGATAATCTAGTTCATTTAATTTCATAATAACAGCGTAGCCATACGAATTGTTCTCTGGACACATGACTGCATCGTTATATCTTTTTCCAGCTTCGGCTAACAATTGAGCAAACCTATCAGGTGGTAATTTCCCTTGGTATTCTGCGACTATTTGTGAAGCCTCTGTATCTATTACATGAAAAGTCGAATAATCTCCAGCATCTCCTCGAGAGACGTCAGCGGAGATCACATATTTCTTTTCACCAAGTGGATAGTCCCACACCCAAACACCCATATCGGGGCCCCATCTGTCAATTGGTTGTCTGATCCAATCTCTGATATATTCAATGTCTTCTACTCTTAAGAATGTTTCGCCTGAAGCTGCAAAGTCACACAGAAGCTCTTGGGCTATCTGTTTTTGGGACATATTTTTGGTTTCTTGCTCGAACCAAGTGTCATCTCTGTCAGGGTGTACATCCCAAGGTAGTTTTATCGGGTTGAAAACATTCTCACCCTTTTGAGCATAAACCCAGAGATCGTAATACTGTCCACCTACACCATTTGGAGTTGATAAGATAATTGCTTCTCCACCAGTCGATAGTGTTGGATATAATCCTGTCCACAACATATCAAAGTTTCTTACAAAAGCAGCCTCATCCACAATCAAGAGTGACAACGCTTCAGAACGACCCGCATCTTCAGATGTTGGTATCGCTTTGATTTGTGAACCATTGTTGAACTCTAATGCTTGCGAGTTATTCTTCACAATTTGTGGAAGAATTAACCACTTAGGGCACGAAGCCAATAAGAATTTGCACTTTCTAATAAAGTTCTGTGCCACTGCTAATTTGGTTGCAATGACAAGAACATTCTTATCTTTATGAAATAACACCATCCACATAGCATAAGCAGCTGTAATCGTAGAAAGACCCAGTTGTCGTGATTTTAGAACGATATTAAATCGATTTGCTCTAAAGTCATCGACGCAGTCATCTTGAAACGGATATGTCTTAAAAGGTATCGATCCTTTGATTGGATGCTGTATCTTTACATACCTATTGAAGAAATACGTCGGATCTTTACCACACTTGATGATTTCTTTGATCTGCTTCTGCTTGTTATTTCGTACTGCAGCCATTATTCAACGTGAAATTGCAATGTTCTATAATACTTTCCACGCAACAATGAAGGATTAAAAGAAATAACTTCTAAGAATGATTCTCTTAGTGGTTGTTGACCGGATCTCTCACTTTTGAATTCTTTAATTTTCAGTGCTCTACCTGCAACTTCTTTGAACTCTTGCTTGAGCTCTGATACTTTTTCTGTTATTGCTTTCTTTGACTTCTTGTCTTCATCGTCTTGAGCAGTCTGTATTCCTTCTCTAGAGTTTATATTCACCAAAGTTTCATATCTAATCTCAAGAACGTGACCTTCATCACAATGGTTCAAAATTTTGTATGCAATTGCATGGCCTCCTTCTCTAATAGAAGATTTTCCGAAATAAGTTTGAGTCAAACCGCTAAGTACCCTAAGTTCATGAATGTCTAACATAAATGTCTCCTGTTTCTATTTAATTATCTGGTCGCCAACCATTTTCCCATTTTTCTCTGTTGGGGTATCTATATATCACTTCACATTCATGGCAACAGCCATGTTTTCTGAAATTTATCACATCAACCACAGAAGAAAGAGCCTTTCCACATACTGGGCAATCTTTTGCTTCTGGTTGATAGCCTTCTGGCGTGATCACAATAATTTTATTCATATTTCACCTTGGAGTCGACTCCATTTCTTGTAATTACGATAACATCGTCAACTGAATCTTTAATTACTTCAACATGCGATATAACAAGGATCAATCGATAGTATCTTTTAAGCCTATGGAGTAATCCTACCACAGCTTCTATGTTTTGTGGATCAAGTGCACCGAAACCTTCATCAACAACGAACATGTCCGATTTGGAAAGTGATGATACGTTTGACATTGCTACTCTTAGTGCCATCGAGGACACCATTTTCTCCATGCCCGAAGCACACTCGACAGGTCGTCGTGTATCGCCGTAATTAATGAAAATGTCAGTATTTCTTTCGTCTACTTCGAGCTCAATCGTGAAACCGGTAACATCTGACAGAATCTTTGCGAGCTCTGCGTTGATAGCCGGGAGTTGTTTCGACATGACCTGTGTTGGAATTCCTCTCCACGAAGTTGCTCGTTGCAAAAAGTCATATACCTTGTATTCCATCTGCAGTCTATCGTATTCTAGCTGGTCTTTCTTCAATTGCTCGATGTCAGCAGTGTATTTACCAATTTTTTGGATGTTTGCTAAGAAAGAGCTTTCCTTTGATTGGATTTGGCCACTCACATTCGCAATAAGTTTCTGCAATTTCTTCAATTCTTCAGACTTATCAGTATTTAGCTTGAGCTTAAGTACAGATATGTGTTCCTCTAGCTGTTCGATGTCTTTTTGGAGCCTTCCTATCTTTAATTGCACCGTTTCTATCGATGACTCCAGCCTTGCATGCGTAATTTTGTCTTCAGCTTCTTGTCTTAACATGCTTTCGTACTTAGCGATGCGATTTCTAAGGCCTTCTCCTTGTAGATCCTCAACATTTTCCTTCATCTTGGCTACTTCTTGACGTAATTCTCTAACTAACTCCTTCTGCTCAGACATTAACTGTTTGTTTCTATGCGATTCTGCGATAAATTTACACGTAGGAAACGAATCACCACAAGGCACTTCTTTCAAAAGTGACACAGAGTGCTTTTGGTTTTTCAAAACTCGATTTTCTTTGTCTAAAAGATTCTTTTGTTTGACTAATGATCGATTCAAATCTTCTAAATTCTCCAATCTGCGTCTAAAACCCTCTATAGGAAATGTTGCTTTGATGTTATCATATTTACTGAACTTAATTTCCAACGAACCCAGCTCTTCTCTTGTGGTTTCTATCGAGTTTTGGTGGTTTTTTAGCTGGTTTCGTTTAGTTACTAAGTTGTTTTCAGCACGAAGAAGCACAGATGGATCGACAAAGTCGCCATCTGATTCATTATTCGCCTGTTGTTGCAAAGTAACTAATCTTTCCTTAAGTTGATCAGTCTCCATTTTAAGTTCAACATTCGTTTCTGTCAATTGACCAATCTTTTGGCGCTTGTTTCGTATCTCTGCAACCCAGTCTTTTTCTTGCATCCTGCGAAGAATAGACTTAATACCTTCTCCTTCGCTTCTTATTTGCTTGTTTATCTCTTCGAATACGTCAAGACCCATAAATGTTGATAATAATTTCTTCCTATCTGTACTGCCTTTTTGGATAAACGCATTCATGTTTCCTTGCGCAGCGAACGAAGTCATCATAAACTCTTCTGGAGAGCCAATTAGG